ATGAACACAAATTATTTAAAACAAATGCTCACCTATATTAATAAGGTATATCATATAGGCAAAAAAATCAATACCTTAAAGGATAAAAGAATAAAATTTTCTGCAAAAGTTTCAACAATCTCCTTTGTGGTATTATTTGGGTTTATACTTCAAATAAGAAGTTTCAATAGATTAGAACACTTACTTGAAAAAAATAAATTTAAAAAGTTGCTACCTAAGAAAACTAAAGTGCCACGTATTGATACCGTTAGGCGCTCATTAAGCGACTTTGACTTAGAAGGTTTAAATAATATGCACAATCAAATAATAAAAACTGCGGTAAAAAATAAAGTCTTTAGAGCTAGTACTATGGATGGTTTAAAGGTAGTGGCAATAGATGGTGTAGAATTATTTGAAAGCACCAAAAAGTGTTGTGATAAATGTCTTAGCCGAGTTCACAATGGTGGAGTTACTCATTATTTTCACAGGTCAGTAGTATGTTCAACTGTAGGCTCTGATCCGAACCTTATTTTAGGACAGGAAATGCTTGAACCTAAAACAGATGGATCAAATAAGGATGAAGGTGAAACTACCGGAGGGAAACGCCTAATCAATAGGCTATATAAAGAATTTCATCATTTTGCAGATATCATAGTCGCTGACGCTCTATATTGTAAATCCACTTGGATTAAAGAAGTGCTATCAATTGGAATGAATGCAGTAGTACGAGTTAAAGATGAAAGACTTCATATTGTCAAAGATGCATTAGCTTTATTCAAGTGCAGGGAGCCAAATAAAAAGTGGGTTGTGAATAGAAAAAGTAACAACTATATAAAAATAAAAGCCTGGGATGAAGATAATTTTGAAATGTCTAATTCAGAGATAAAAGTAAGATTTATAAAGTTTATAGAAGAAGTACATAAAAAAGATAAAGTAGAAATCAAAGAATCATGGATTATAACTACAGACAAATTTACTTCAGTAGAAACTTTGTGGAAGATAATGCATAAAAGATGGGATATTGAAAATAATGCGTTTCATCAGTTAAAAACGGAGTGGCATTTAGATCATTGCTTTCTTCATAGCCCTACAGGTGTAGAAACAGTGCTTATGTTTATAGTAATAGCCTTTAACTTAATGCAATTATATTTTTTTCGGTGCATTAGAGGGTTTAGAAGAAAAAGGATGTTGCAAATAAATATAATTGAGGATTTAAGGGATGAGATGCTATTAGTACAAGATTGGATAAATCCTATCTTCGATACTACTTAACTAGTTTAATAATTGTAAATTAATTTTGAAGATACTTTGGGGAGGGGGAATTTATAGGCATTTTGCGACCTATCTTTGTGTTGCATTCCCATATATCTTAATGAATGTAATAGGTGACAATTACAGTAAGAGTAAAATTTTCACTGGGATTTTAATGCGAAATCTCTGATTTCCATTGAATCATCTTTACTTTCTACACTTGTAGTTTTTAATATATTTTTAGAATAAGTTATATTTTGCATAGACCATATATTTTCAATTCCTACAATATTTTTAAATATTTCTCCTTTAATTAAAGATTTTTCTAGAGTTGAAGTATCTAACTTATTTATTTTATTTTGGACTACCAGGATGTTAGATATAAAATTAAATACAAAGGTACCTATATAATTATCGCTAATAGTTTTTTGATTACAACCAAGCTGATTATACCTTCCAGAGCAAACATATAAAGAAGGTATAAATCCATCCATATTAGGTTTATCCTGTTTGGTATATAAATTATTATTGCATTCTCCACACTCTAAAATTCCAGCAAATACATAAACCTTGCCATTAAATCTAAACACTGCAGCATTATTCTTTTGTGCATTTGTATCCATAATTTTATTACATTTCTCTCATAATTCTATAGATACAAGTCCTGTATGGTTATCGTTTATAAGTACCCATTCATTTTCATTTTTACCACGCCCAGGTTTGCGGTAATTATATCTATAGGTGCCCTTGTAAAAAGGATTGCGTATTATATCCGATATTATTTTTGTGGTCCATGTACCTCCGCATTTGATTTTTATATCGTTGGCATTTAATAATGACCTCATTGCTGTAGTAGACTTAGCTTCTAAATACTTATTAAAAATTAACTCAATAGTAGTCCTTTCATCTTCATCTATAGCAGGAAATTTCTTTTCTTTATCCCATTTATAGTTCAAAGGAACTGGTGTCCCATTCCAAGGCCCTCTTGTAGCCCTATCTAACATTACAGCCGTAACTCTCTCTCCAGTTAGTTTTATTTCAAGTTCTGCAAAAACTAGTATGATTTTCAACATAGCTTCACCCATGGCGGAGCTGGTATCAAATTGCTCATTTTTGCTTATAAAGGTACAGTTGCATTTTTTTAAATCCTCATACATATCACAAAAATCTATTAAGTTACGGGATGTTCTGTCAAATTTCCAAACTAACAAATGAGAAAACTCACCATTTTTAATCTTAGACAACATATCTTGGAAAGCAGGTCTATCTGTATTCTTGCCAGAATAGCCAACATCTTCAAATATCTCATATTCATTTGTATTAAGTACATACATAGCATAATTGATAAGATCTTGCCTTTGGAGTGGCAATGAATCTTTGTCAATTTGATAGTGAGTAGAAACACTCACATAAATGGCAACTTTATTACTCATAGAAAACCTCCTGAATTTTATTTTCCTTTTCTTTTTTCTAGTAAACATTCAATATCAGCTTTTAATGCAACTATTAACAATTCTTCAAGAGTTCCTTCTGTATAATTCCCATTAAATAATTTATCAACATCCTTTACCAGGCCCAAATCTATTATTTGCTCAAGAGCCTTTTTAACACATTTTAAATCATCTCTAACTTTTATATATTCTTTCTCATCTATGCCATATATCCAATACTCTTCAGGCTTACCACTTTCACATACTAATTTCTCTGTAAATGCCTTGCTTGGATTTCTTTTCCCATTTTCAATCATATTGTAATAACTCTCGCTTACTTCAAGTTTTTTTGCAAACTCTACCTTTAGTAGATTTTTACCTTTTCTATATTCTTTCAATCTTTCATTAAACATAATTCCTATTCCTCCGCCTTTTATTTTCTACATATTCATTATATCAAACTTTACAATTTTGTAAAGCTAAAAGAAAAGGTTAACAAAAGTGAAAATATTAATAATGGATGTAAACTGTATATATTTATAGGAATGTAGATTTAATTCTTAATTATAACAGTTTTCCCAACTTTACAAATTAGAAAAGTTGTATTACTGTAATGTCAAGGAGGTGATAAGCCGTGACACTTAAAGATTTACGGATAGAAAGTGGCCTAAAAGCTTGTAAGGTGGCCGAAATTTTAGGTATAAGTAGAGTTCAATTAAATAACTTAGAAAAAGGAAAATACAAGATAAGCAAGCTCAAACTTGAGAAGTTAAGTGAAGTTTATAGCAAAGATATAGAAGAACTTAGCTTAATAATATCAGAAGGAGGTAAAATTAATGTCTGAAAACCAAAAAAGGTTTAACGAACTCCTGGAACAATTAAAGAAAAATGGTGTTGAAAATGAGTGAAGAAATTGAAAAACTTTGGGAGGTTTTGAATAACCGTTATGGCATTTATACTAAAGAACAGTTAAAAGAATAAATGAAAAAAACAGTATTAGATATAGGAATATTCACTATGCCATTAAATATAAAGGATAAGGCTTGTTAAAACTTTAAAAAAATACACCTCAATGGTGTACAAGCTTATTAAAAACTTAGGAGGTAAATATAAATGAATAAATTAATGGAAAAATTCAAGAAGATTTTAGATACATGGAATGATTTGCCTGATTATGTTTATTGTTATCAATATAGAAATGCTTTTACTGAGTTTGTAGAAAAGAAAATAGCAATTGGCCAAGAAATAGAAAAATCGCTCGCTGTGTGGATATTGCACAATGAAACAGGGGGAAGAACCAGGGCAATTGCATCCTTATATTGTAATGAGCTAAAGCTTAATCATATTTTGGTAGTATAAGGATATTGTTGCACTTGAAAATACAGAAGTTTAATATAACGTTTACTTAAGATATTAGAACTGTAATAACTTTATGAAAACGATATTCCTATTGGATTGAAGTTAAAACCTTTTTTAAATAATCATTATCCCAACCGGATTTGAGCCTTTTAGCTTTTACACCAATCTTTACTGATTTTTCATTTTTTAATAAGTTTAAAGCTATGTGCCTTAAAATGGCAAAGTTTTCAGCTGCATTTTCAATTCTTATTCGGCTATCATCTTCTCTAAAAGCAATATCTAAAATCCAATGTAAGCTATTCTCTATTCCCCAATGTTTTCTAATGGCATCAGCAACTTTTTCAACATTTTCTGTTAAGCTCGAAATATAATATCTTCTTTCTTTAGATGTTTTATCGCCTATGGTTCTTTCAGATTCAACCATAATTATACTATTTAGGTTTTTCCACTCTGACTTCTGTGAAAGCCAGTTTAAATCGTTAATTAAGTAATGTTTACGTGTTTCAATTCTGCCATGGTCTTTGTTAGTAGTCTTGAAAAAACTATATTCAACATCAGCAAATTTATTCTTAGATTCTTCTTCAAAAAAGTATTTTATATCGTTGGAAAAGTTTTTATGATTACCTTTTAAAGCTAAAACATAATCTCCGCCCTTTTTGATTATTTTTTTAGCTATATTTTTTTGAGTACCCATAGCATCAATTGTTACTATAGATTTATTTATATCTATCTTATCTAATAATTCTGGAATTGCTGTTATTTCATTTGATTTATCATTAACCTTTATCTGACCTAAAACTAAACCCAACTGATTTGACCATGCACTTACCATATGAATAGCTGATTTATTGTTACTTGTATCAAAGGAATGCCTAACTGTCTTGCCATCTATGGCAATTACGTCACCAGTAACTTTATCAGAAATATCTTTGATCCACTTAATAAACGCTTCCTGAAATTCTTTTGGATTAATAATAGAAAATACTCTTCCAAAAGTATCATGGGATGGTATCCCATGATTAAGCTCTAAGAATGTTGAAAACCACTCTTGTTTTGATGTGCCATATTGAGCTATATCTGTCCATGTATCGGCTCCGCATATTATTGCACAAGTTGCTATTGTTAGTATATCAATAAGCTTATGTTTTGAATTATTATCTCTTGGGTCTGAAATGCTTATAAAAGAATTTGAAAGTTCGTTATACATAATTATAAAAATCCCCTTTACATTAGTAATATTATTAAATAAATTCTACTATGTAAAGGGATTTAACTCAAGTTTTTAAATGCAATTGCCCTGGATAGGAACTCCTTTTTCATTAATATCTAAAGTAGTTGGGTATTTTGAATTTCCTTTATTTTTGGAGTTCAAATCAATAAAGGGATTAATGTTCCATTTGGAACATAATTCATATGTAGGATAGTTATCATTAGCTGAGTCAAGAACATAATTTGATATATTGAACTGCGGCAACAGTTCTCTAAATTCAGCTAATGCGACTATTCCAGTGATACTGTCGTGCCTGCTTGCTTCTACAAATCGTAGATAAATAGGTAGATCTATCTTATGTTTTTTATTGTAGGAAGATAAAGCATAGAGAGTGTACCCATAAAACCAACGGTTTTCATGACTGTCCCATCCCCAAGTAGCATTTATGTCAGAAAGTCTACGAGGGCATTTGCAATCGTAAATTTCATTTTGACGGCAGTCACAAACTTTAGAGCCGTAGTAAGAAGACTTACAGTGAACACAAGTACCATCACCTGCAACGGTAAGGTTAGATTTTTCTATTAAGTTAAGGTTAAAAGATGGCTGCACAGCAACTAATGCGAATATTTTTTGAAGTAGTTTTTCGGCTCTTAGGGAAAATGAGCGACCAGATTCAAGAAAATCTGAAATTCTCTTAACAACACCTGTTTTTTTATTAGGAAGTTTTTTATTTTTCCCGGGTGATTTTATTTTAGAGAGTTTTCTCTTATATGAATATGTATTTTTCAGTTTGATTCTGTCGGTAGACAGATTTGAAAGCCATAATCTAGAGATAAAATCATAATGAGCACCAATTGATGGGACATTATTTTTAGTGCATCCTATACAGGTTATAAGTAATTCACTGGCATGAAGCTTTTTCACCCAGTTGGTAATGCTTGTCTCCTTTTGAAAAAGCATTAAAGAAAATGAGCGAAATATTTCAGGTTGAAGGGTGGCAGGCCTATCCGTATTAGAATAACAAGGTTTTAATATCTCTCTAAGAATATCTAAATCTAAGCAATACAACTTAGATATAGAATGTTCAAGTTCTATAATCTTTCTTGGGAAAGATTTGTATAAAGATGAGAGGTTTGAAATAATAAATTGCTGATATTCAGCATGAGAAGTCCAGTTTTTAAGCATAAAAGTTACCTCCTGACAAATATATTTATAATAGGATTTGCACAAAAAAATATACATTTGTCAAGTGTTTTATGTAAAAAAGGTGTGGGAAATGATAAAAAGTTATAATACTAAAAATGAGTAATCATAGGAGCTAAAGAGTTTCCGTGAAAGCTCATATATTAAATGGGGGAAGGGGTTATATGTATGAAAGTTGGAACAACCTATTCTAAAAAACAATATAAAGTTTATGCCAAACTATATTTAGTTACAGGAATAATTTTTGTAATCTTAGGCACATTTTTCACCATAGTTTTTCCACCTCTTGGAATAATTATTTTACCAATAGGTGTATTATTCATTATAATGTCAAAAGGGTTTAAAAAATCTTCAATAGAAGGTGGTCATTCTGAAGAGGTTGAAAATTTTATTGCAACTAATGAAGTTAATGGGTATATAAAATTTAATGATAATACAAAACAAGCTTTAATATCTCCAAAATTTAACCCTAGAATAGTTAATTATTCAGATATTTTAGATTTTGGACTAATTGAAGATGGGAAAACTCTTGTAACTAAAGGTGGTTTAGGTAACGCTGTTGTCGGAGGTACGTTGTTTGGCGGTGCAGGTGCTATCGTTGGTGCTTCTACGAGTAAAAGGAAAAGCGTAACTAGCATAAACGTATTAAAGATAAAAATTGTAGTAAAAGATATGAATAACCCTAACGCTTATATAAACTTAATAACAACGTCTACTAGAACTAATTCGTATATTTATAAAAATTACTGTGAAGTTGGTCAAAGAATATTATCAATGCTTCAAATAGCAACTTCTCAAACTTAACTAGCCTCACAAATAAATGAAGTAAATAATTAAATAATATATTTATAAAATAAAAGCACTTACTAAGTAGTAGGTGCTTTTATGTCCAAAAGTAGGTGATTAATATTGAAGAAATAAGATGCCCTAAATGCAATCATCTATTACTAAAAGCTGATTATATTAAGGGAGAAATAAAGTGTAACAGGTGTAAGAAAATAATTAAATTAGAGATTAAACAAAGAACAGAGCCAAGCCACACATAAAGTAGTGAGCGTGCATGTCTTTTTTATTTTATAGAAAAGGTAGGTGAGAAAATGGAAGATGGTAAAATAATAATTGATACCAAAATAGATGATACTGGTATGAATAAAGGTATAGACAAGTTAAATAGTATAGTAATTGCGGGTTTAAAACTTGTAAAAGCTACTGGAATATCTGGGGTTATCAAAGTAGTTGGTGGCCTAGCTGAAAATATGGCTAAAATCATACAGGATAAATTAGCGGGTTCAGTTGAGCAATTGGGCAGTGGATTAGAAACGCTAGGATTAACTGCATATGAAAAATTCCAAGGACCAATGGAAAAAGCAATTGATGTAGCAATAGAAAGTGTTGATTGTTTAATTAATAGTTTAAATGATGGGGACTTAGGAAATATTATGGATAAAATTGCAGAGGGCTTTGGAAATTTAGTAGAAAATATGGCTAAACTTATTGAAAAGTGGCTTCCTAAAATTATAGAAGGCTTTGCATGGATTATGAACCATAGTAGTATAATTATGGCTGGTATATATGGCATAGGTACTGCTTTAATAACTCTAAATGTAGCCAATATGATAATGGGATTAATTAAAGCATTTGAAGGAGTTAAAACTGCTACAGAGGCATGGTCGGTTGTTCAAAAACTATTAAACGTTCAGTTATTTGCCAATCCTACTGGATTAATAATAGCAATTATAGCAGGAGTAGTTGTTGCTATAGTGTACCTATGGAATACCAGTGAAGACTTTAGAAATTTTGTTATAGGAGCCTGGGACGCTATTTTATATGCAGGTAAAGGAGTATGGGAGTGGTTAGTCAACTTCTTTACTGAGTATATTCCTAATGCCTTTCAAACGGTATTAGATTTTTTTATAGGAATACCATATTGGTTTGTTGATTTATGGATACAAATCAAACAATCATTTTTGGATGGATGGAATAACATATCAAACTTCTTTACAGAAACTATTCCAATGTGGATACAACAAATATTTTGTTGGTTTAATGAGCTGCCGCATATGATTGGGTTTGCTTTAAGTTTTGTATTAGTATCTATAATTAAATGGGGTATTGATACATGGAATTATCTTGAAACCAATGTACCTATATGGATGCAAAATGTAGGGATGTTTTTTAGTGCACTACCGGGTATGATATTTATTTGGTTAGATAATACAATAACTAATATTATCTCTTGGGGAAGCCAGATGTATAACAATATGGTGAACTCAGCCACAAATGCTATAAATGCAGTTATACAGTGGTTCTCCACGTTACCAAGCTCTATTTCGACTTGGTTAGCTAATACAATAACTAATGTTATACAATTCGGGAGTAATTTATGTGCAGCGGCAAGCCAAGCTGGTGATAATATGGTAACTAATATTATTGGAGTAGTTCAAAATCTTCCTGCACAATTTGAAGCTATAGGAACTAATATTGTTAAAGGCGTATGGCATGGAATTACTAGTATGGGATCTTGGATTGCTGATAGAGTGAATGGATTCTTTACTGGAATAATAGATGGAGCTAAAAGTGCATTAGGAATACATTCACCTTCTAGGGTTTTTAGAGATCAAGTAGGTGCTATGATGGCAAAAGGAGTAGGTCTCGGTTTTGAAGATGAAACTAAAGATATACAAAACGATATGCAAAAAAACTTATCTGATTTAACTGCTAAAATGACTTCCACTGTTAATTATGAAACTTCAAGAACTAGCTCAGGAGTAGTTGCTAGGGGTACACAAGGTATAATCACAGATATTGCTACAAGTGAGGATATAAAAGACGGAGATATATTTATGGTTAAGAATTATATGGATAGTGAAGAAATATCTGAATACACATATAAGAAAACTGATGGTAAATTTGCTATGGCTGGGAAGAGGGTGAGATAGTGCTTATTAACAATATTAATATATCTAATTTTAAAGCTAAATTATTAGACAGAAATATTAAAAGTGCTGAAATTGATATTATAAATGATTGGAATACTAACTCAATTGCTCCTTTTGTTGATGATAAATATAAGGCTAAGTATAAGACCCTTACACTTGTCTTAGATATAATATGTAGTAATGCTAATGAGTTAGAAATAATGAAGAGTAACCTAATTAAGCAATTAGCTATATCTACAATAAAGTTTGATGATATAGAGTATTATTACAGAGGGTTTGTGAGTGGAACTCCTACATTTAATTATATAATGAAGGGCAATGAAACACTTAATGTAGACATGCTAGTTATAGCTGAAAAAGAACAGGTCACCGAAGCAATGAACAGGATCTCAACCAAAATAATAAATATACCTGGCAATTTAGAAACTCCATGTATATTAGAAATATCGCCAAGTGTAGATGATATAGACTTAGTTATTACCGGATTATCCGAAGAAGCTATAACAATTAGAAACTTAAAGCAAGGAAAGAAGATAATTATTAATGGTGAAGATTGTACAGTGTTCCAGGAGGGGATTAATAAATTTAATGATACGGATTTATGGGAATTTCCAAGCCTTAAGCCAGGATTAAATACAATAACAGGTAGTAAAAATACAATGGATATAAATATTAAATATAAAGGGAGATGGATTTAATGTTAAAAGTTAATAAAAATATAAACTTAACTGGGTATAGCACAATAGGAAAGGTGCAAGTAGTATATTTAAATGCAAGCATATCTACAGATGGGACAAGTAACGCAAATAAATCTACAACAATTCTAAATCAAGACTTATATAATAAAAATAAAACTGAGATAAGAAAAGATATGTCTGAGTTTAACGATGAGGTTTATAAAACAGAAGATGAAATAATAGGAGGTGCAGTAAGTGAATAAGGAGATAATAGATGTAGAACCTAAAGAAGAGGTTAAACCAACTATAGAGATTGGGAACTATTTTATAGAAGTAATTTCTGATGGAGAAGTAATTAAAAAGATAGCAGTAGCAAATAGTGAAATAAATATTACAAAACTTTCACAAGGTGGTCTAGCAGTAGACCTTAAATAAGGAGGTTCTAGACATATGATCCACTTATATGATCTAAATAAGACTAAAATACAAGGATTAAAAGCATATAAAGATTTAAATATAGAAAGTATCTTATCTACAGGAGATAAGACACTTTCTTTTTTATTTCCAAGAAAATTAAGTAAAAATATTAAAGAAGAAGGATATATTCGTACTAAGTGGGATGAATTTGTAGTAAAAGAAATTACAGATAGCAAGGAATGGACGTCAATTAAAGCTACTCTTAATATAGAAGCCTTAGAAGGCCAGCCATGGGAGCATTTTGACACGACAGAAAAGACTATAACTGAATGTTTAACTCTAGCACTTGCAGGCACAGGGTGGACCATTGGCACTTGTAATATTGCTAAAAGAAGGACAGTAAGAAAAACAAACTGTAGCACTTGGGATATAATTCAACAGGCTAAAAAAACATACCTAGCAGAAATAGAATTTGACACTATAAATAAAAAGATAAATATAGCTGAAAAGCTAGGAAGTGATAAGGGAGTTTATTTTATGGACTCCTTAAATCTTAAGAACCTTGATATACAATCTAATAGCTATGATTTTTATACAAGAATTATAGCCATAGGTAAAGATGATTTAAAAGCCACTGTAGAAAATTATCAGTACTCTAATAAAAAGAAAACTCTTATATGGAAAGATGAAAGATATACAGTGCTAGAAAGTCTTAAAGAAGATGCTACTGCTAAGCTAGAAGAGTTATCCAAGCCATATAAAGCCTACAATGCTGATATTATAGACATTGCTAATATCTCGAATAAATACAGTATCTTAGCTTATGGATTAGGGGATATAATTACTCTTATATCTAAAGAAAAAGGTATAAGAGAGAAGCAAAGGATAGTTAAAATTGTAGAATACCCTGATGATCCAAGCAAAAATACTTGTGAGATAGCCAATACTTTGTTGAGATTTGAGGATACCCAAAAAGAGCAACAAGATACTACAGATACAGTAAATAACATTACAATTGATAATGGTACAGTAGATGGCAGTAGTATAAATAGCATTAAAACAGAACAGATAAGCGACTTTGAAGTAAGTGTAGGTAAAATAACTAATCTTACAGCTATAAATATAAGAGTAGATAATTTACATGCAAAAAAAGCTGATATAGACTCTCTTAATGCAGTAGAAGTTAGAGTAGGTACCTTAATAGGTACTAAAGCAAATATAACCCAACTTGAAGCAGAAGTGGCAAGTATAAACCAAGCCTTTATAAAAACAGCAACAATAGAAAATCTTAATGCTACCAATGGTAAAATAACTCTTTTAGAAACTAAAGTAGGATCTATAGACACTGTTTTATCTAAAGAAATATTTGCAGAGCTTATAAGTGCAGGTAAGATAGTTGCTGGAAGTAGTATTATTGCAGAAAGTGCGATAGGATCTGCTCAAATAAATTCTTTGGATTTAAACAAGCTTAACGCAGGATCTATAGATACATCTAAAATACAATTAATTGGACCTAACGGTAGGCTAAAACTGGTAGGTAATAAGCTACAAATATTTGATACAGTTAACGGACAACAGTTTGAAAGGGTAATGCTAGGTGTAGATGATAGTAATAACTCCACTATAGTTTTAAGAGGAGCAGATGGAAAGACAATATTATTAAATCAAGATGGACTCACTAAACCAGGCTTTACAGATGGTTATAATAAACTAGAAGATAATAGTTTACCTGGTATTAAACTAGATATTAATAGTGTAATGAGGAGCATGAATGAGAAGGGTACAGAAACAATAAAAGGTACTAAAGTAACTGTGGGAGATAGAACCTTAGATGTAGAATTATCCACCCAAAAGAATTTAATAGATGGTGCCAATAAAGAATTGAGTACTCAAAAGACTACTATAAATGCCATGGATAATGCCATTAAGCTTAAGGTGGATAATCAAACATTTACACAATATAAAAAAACCACAGATGGCAATATAAGCACCATAAATACTAGCTTAAATAAAAATACAGCTAGTATAGATGTATTGCAAAAGTCTATATCACTAAAAGTAAGTCAGGACGAAGTAGAAGAGAAAATCAAAAGCATAAAGGTTGGTGGAAGAAACCTTGTTAGACAACTCGGTGGATATAATTACAACGATAATAGTATATATCCTGCGGATCGTAGCAGGGTAATGCACACATTTAATCAAAATAATGATCCTCCGTGGATAGTATATTCTAAAGCCACCACCATGCGTATCAATTCAATACCTGTTGCACCGAATACCAATTACACATGGGGTTTTGATATACGTACTGAAGGCGCTACTAGGACTATAACATGTAATCAATGGAGTGATAGATCATATGGACATGCTAGGTATGAAATAAACAAGACTGCTCGTAGAATAACCCATACGTTCACAACTGGCCCTAACGATAAGATAGAGATATTACACATATCAGGACTGTCACCAGGAAAGTCTACGGACGAAGAGACATACATGGCAAACTTCAAATTGGAAAAAGGGAACAAAGCAACTGATTGGTCGCCAGCCCCAGAAGATGTTGATGATGCTATAAACGCCGTATCGACGAATGCCACTACCAAAATAGGTGAAATAAAAATAACTCTAGACTCAGTAACTACCAGAGCTGGTAAGACTGAGGCCGCATCGATAGCCTTAGATGGTAAAGTAACCGCATTATCTACTAGAGTAGCTACAGCAGAGCAAAAAATAACACCAGATGGTATAGTCGCAACTGTTAGAAATTCTACAGCATACAAGGGCGATTTAAACGGCAAGGCTAGCCAAACGGCTTTAAATACGACTGAGAGTAAAGTTACCCAACTAGCTGGCTTAATAGCACAGAAGGTAGAGAGTAAAGACTTTGTAACATACAAGACTCAAACAGACAAAGCGATAACAGATAAAGTTAGTAACGGTATATTTAATACTTATAAAACGCAGACCGCTAACGAAATGTCGCAAAGAGTATCCAAAGGTGATTTTGGTAGTTTGTTTAAGCAGAATGCAGATGGGTTTAACTTTGGATTCAGTACTGGTCAAAATCTGCTTTATGATAGTGGTGGAAATATGTCAATGGCCAGCTATAATATGTGGAACTGGGATATATCTAAGAAGATAGTCCCAGGCACAACAGTAACCGTAGCATTAAAGGGTACGCTAGGCACTACCAGAACGTGCTTTGGGATATATAACTCTGGTGGTATGGTTAAGCTTGTAGATTTAATGCCTGCTAATAAAAATAAAGATGGTATATATACGGCTACTTTTAAATGGCCCGAGGCGGCAAATCAAAATAATGTAAACTTATATCATATGCCACAAGAGGCCACAAGTATTAGTTATATCAACTGGGTTACTCTAGTGGAAGGTAATGTGCCTGCCGTCTGGTCAGCACCAACAAACTTTAACAATACATCTGTATCCATAACGGATAGAGATGGATTAGTAGTTAGAAACAATGCTCTATCTGTTGTATCTAAAAGTGGTAGAACAGCGTTTAAAGTTGATGACGAAGGATACATTTATAATGAGTGGGGAGTAAGCAGTAGGGTTAAGCCAGGTGGCACCATATCTGTACAAGGCAAGATGATGGCAGACGATAAATGTAGCACACTACTAAGAGCCTTTGGGATATGGCACGAGAGCATTGATGATAAGTATAATATGCGTATAGGTAGCAAGTCTGAAATATGGTTTAAGAACCTAGCGGATGAGTTCCAAGACATAAGGGCCAGATGGATGATGTCTAATCAGTTCCGTACCACATACAACAATGACGCAGGTGTAATCATAAGAGAAAACACAGTTGATAGTGGTACTGGTAGACTCTGGATTAACTGGGGGGGTGGAAGACCTGGGCATATAGCACAAACCCTCATAGGAGATGGTATGCAAGCAGGTAGTTATGGAGAATTACATTGTGGTAGCTTTTATAGCCATGGTCAAAAGAATAGAGCCGTAGAAACGGAGAGCTTCGGTACTAGAGCTTTATGTGCCTATGAAACGGCTACCCCTTACTTTGGAGATATAAGTAGACAAGCCTATGAGATAATAGATGGACAATGTATAGTGCCTATAGATCCAATTTTTAAAGAGACAATAACAAGTACAGGAGAATACCAAGTATTCCTTAGTAAGTATGGAGAAGGTGATATATGGACAGCAGAAATGTATCCTACTTATTTTATAGTTAAGGGCTCCAATATTAAGTTTTCGTGGGAGCTAAAATCAATCCAGCGAGGATATGAAAATAATAGACTAGAACAAGTGCAAATATAAATGCAAAATAAGGACTTTCAGGAGTCCTTTTATTTTGCCTTATTTTAAAAACATGAAGGGAAGTGCAGCATGGATGGAGAGGTTTTAAAAATGGCGGTAAGCCAAGGTCTGGGGTATTCATTATTTGTATGGCTCTTTTTTTATACCCTAAAGAAACAAGAGCAGAGAGATAATAGGAGCGAAAAAAGAGAAGGGAACTATCAGGGTATAGTGCAAGAATTAACATCTAGTTTATCCTCAATAGAAGATATTAAATGTGATGTAAAAGAAGTTAAAGACTATATATTAAAAAAATAAAAGGTGGTAGATAAAATGGATTTAATAAAGTTTGTTCCAGAGCAACTACTTATATTGTTAGCGGGGTTATATGTAATAGGAATATTTCTTAAGAACAGTCCTAAAGTATTAGATTGGTCAATTCCATGGATTTTGCTTGTTGTAGGCATTGGAGGATCTATAACATTACAACAAGGTATTACAGCATTAGCAGTATTCCAAGGAATAGTATGCACAGGTACAGCAGTTTTAACTAACCAATTAATAAAGCAAACATCAAACAAAGAACAATAAAAAGATTATTTTGACTAGTTAATAGGATATTGAAATTATTATAAAAATAATCCCACTTATTATAAAAAGTATAGAATTACTATATTTATCTGTTTCTTTGCAATAACCAATATAATTAGGAATAAAACGCATACTTAAGCCTAGCGATGTAGTCATAAAACCCACAGATAATAAAAAAAGCTTTGAACTTTTACTTAAGATGGTAATTACTAAAATAGGTATGATGTAAATTAATATTGCTATGAATTTTAATTTTGGATTCTTATTCATTTATTCACCCCTCTTAAATCTAAGATAGTGTTAACACTACCTTTGTTTTATTTATTTCAATCCTTGCTATTGCAAGGGTTTGTGCTATTTTAAACGTAAAAAAGCAATGACTCCCTCTTTTCTGATATAATTGTTGTATCTAACCCAACAAAAATCTCCAAAAAGGAAGGTGTCATTGTGAGTACAATTATATCAATATTAGTTACATATAATCAACTATTACTTTCACAAATAAATCAATTACTTATTTTCATTGCGAAAAACATACCTTTAAAGGCTCCAAAATATGATATGACAAGCCCTAAATACAAAAAACTTACTGTAGATAAATTACCCATTATTAAGACCTTCGAACATCTTGATTACAAGCGACTTTTAAATGAATACAAAATTGCTAATGGTAAGGATAAAAAGCCAGTAAATCCTCGCGGAAAGAATCTAGTAGGACCTGATACTGTCTGCCCTCGCTGTGGTGCTCCGCACAACTATATCTACGATAATGCAGGTGGCCGTGGGCAACTTTGCTGCAAGGTTTGTGATTTGCATTTTAGTAAAAACAAAGTTGACTTCAAGACCGCGCTCTTCATTTGCCCTTCTTTTGGACATACTCTGAGCAAAAAGAAAGATCGCAAGAACTTTTATGTTCATAAATGTGTTAATAAAAAATGTGACTTCTATCTAAATTCTCTTGCAAAACTTTCATCAGAAGATCTAGAAGAATACAAGAAAGATAAACACAAATTCAAACTCCATTATATTTACCGCGAATTTACTACTAATTATTTTGACGTGGATTTATCCTCTATGCCTAAAGGTGCCACTAACCTCAAATTCAGAAATCTTTCTTCTCATGTAATGGGACTTTGCCTAATATATAACGTTAATTTAGGACTATCTACACGCCATACTGCACGTGCTCTTTAGGAAATCCATGGAGTTAAAATATCTCATATCATGGTTAGTAGATATGCCATAACAGCTGCCGCTTTAGTTAAATCCTATGTCGATAATTATGACTATAAACCTACTAATTATCTTGCTGCTGATGAAACTTATACTAAAGTCAAAGGAAAGACTCAATATATCTGGCTGGTTATGGATGCCATTAAAAAATCAATTTTAGGATACCAAGCCTCATTTACCCGCGATACTGTACCTTGCATTTTAACTATGCGTATGGCTTTTGATAAGTTTAAAGAATTTGCTGGTATATTGCTGATGGTTATACGGCATACAAGCTTGCGCAGCAACAGTTCAATCTTAATGGCTTTGAGTTCGATGTAACTCAAGTAATTGGACTCACTAATAATGATTCTATTTCAACTGAATATCGCTGGGTTAAACAAATAATTGAACGCCTTAACAGAACATTTAAATTCTCTTATAGAGTTACAAACGGCTTTGGTAGTGAGGAAGGTTCCAACACGCACTTGGCCTTATTTGTAGCATATTACAACTTTCTTCGACCGCAGTCTTACGCTTACTTTGAACCATTAAACCCTATCCCTGAGCTTGAAAGAATTTCTACCATGCCAGGAAAATGGCAAAAGTTAATTGAACTTTCACAACAACTTATACTAAAAAATCAAGTTGTATAGATATAATCAAATTATTTTCACCTATCAGCGTTTTGTTAAAAACAAACAGTCTGAAAAGGTGTATTCTTGTTGCTCTTTTTTAATTTTCGAGAGTAAATTTAAAGGTTCTAGTTAAAGAAAAACTAACACTTCATTATTTTAGAGCACATTTTCACTTTTCAAAGTGTAATTTAAATCTTAAAATTTTTAATCTGTTTTTTCATAGATTAGTTAACACTATCAAATCTAAAATGACTTAATAGAGTAATTATACTATTTTAACAACTTAAAATATACCATTATGTTAAAATTTTACTGAGTCAGATGCGAGAACAAAAATATTTACAATGTCAGATTTAAGAAGAAAATAAGTAGAGAGTTTAATTACTCTCTTTTTTAAATTTAAAGGAGGAATTTTTATGAGTATAAATAAAGTAGCACAAGACTATGGACATGGAGTTAATCCAGATATAGGAGCAGTAGGGATAATAACAGAGGAATCAGTAATAAATAATATAGCAAGTCATGTGGATGTTCAACTTCATGATAGAGGTGTAGAAGTTGTATGGACTAGACCGACTAGCGTAAGTAGTGTTAATGATTCTTTGAATCAAAGGATTTCCAAGGCGAATGCTAATAATGTAGATCTATTCATTTCACATCACGCCAATATGGCACAGGGAAACGGCCATGAAATATGGGTAATTGGACTTGGTGGAGAAGCAGAAGCGTATGCAAAAAAGGTAGATAGAGCATTAACTAAATTAGGTAGTAATTCAAGAGGTGTTAAGGTCGGTAATTTAGCGGTGCTTAGAGGTACTAATACACCAGCAATATTAATAGAGTACTTTTTCCTAGATACCCAATCTAATGTAGATTTTTACAATAGGGTTGGTGCTTATGCTTATGCCAAGTCAGTTGTAAGGGCTATATTAGGAGATGAACCACAAGTAGAAGAGCATATAATAGAAGAAAATCCTATTCAATATGGAACTATAAAAGTAAATTCTGTATTAAATGTAAGAGATGGAGCTTCAACAAATTCATCTATAATAGGACAACTAGCTAATGGGCAAAAAGTTAAAATAGATGAAAGATATAGTACAGATATTTTCTATAATATTTATTATGGAAATAGTGGAGGGTTTGTTCATAAGGATTATGTAAAATTAGATTAATCAAGAGCCTAGAGATTTTTCTCTAGGCTTTATTTTTTTGCACAAACCATTTTTATAACGGTTTCCTTAATGTTTGGAGTATTATGAATAGTATTGATAATTATTTTTTATGCTCAAATAACTGTTCTGGAGAAATATTTAATTCTTTTGCAATTTTAAATAGCATAGATAATTTAATATCATATCTATTGTTTTCTAGCTGGGAAAGATAATTTTGACTTATTCCAATTTTAATAGCTAACTCTTTTTGGGTTAATCCACTCTTTACTCTATACTCTTTTATCTTTAGTTTATACATATTTTATTCACCGAAATAAGTATAAACTACTGGAAACACGTAAAGAAGCACTCTACTTAAAAGTAGGGTGTTTTGTTTTATTATGTCTTATTTTGTCGAAAGTATCGGGGCACTCGATATCATTTGGGTGTACAATAATGTTGTGGAAAAGATTACATATAAGATTAAGTTTGCAATACAAATGATAAATAATTCAGGAGGTATTTAG